ACTTTTCTTGAGAAACTCATAGCTAACGACCCAGAATAAGAACAACTTATAAACTCGTGTTCAGGATGCCGGCCCAAGTGCCAAGCTGGAAATGCAATACTAGCAAGAGTAGATTTACCATGTCGAGGTGGCATGAAGAGCATCAATCTTGGTGACTCTTTATTCGCTACCTGTTCGCTGAACTTTTCTAGCCGTTGGCAAATATCTTTGTGTACCCAACCTGCTTGGTAGTCAGTATTAAATCGTTCAACAAATGGGAGTAACCTTTTACGTGCTAAAACTCTTTTCGCTAGTTCTTGTTCTGCTTTTACTTGCGCAGACAGTTCTGCTTTTTGTGACTTCTGATCAATCAGTTTTTGGGGCTCGGGTATTGCTTCAGCTTCGTCAGCTCGACAATATACACAGATCTCGTCTATAAGAACTAAGTTCTCGGGGTAGAGCCCTCGGCATTTTCTACACTCAGTCTTTGTTACTTCCATCTGGCTCCAAATAGTTTGTATCATTACCAGCAAGTTTTAAAAGCTGAGCATCGGTTAACTTCTCTAACTGTTCTACTTTCTCTACATTTATATTAATCAGCGTAGCTTGTTCAGGAATGTGTAGACCGTGGAGCTTGCATAACGAATCGACGACGTTCTTTTCTTCGGTCGAGTTGGCTGCTTTTGAATGAGCTTCCAGGTACATGCCAGTTGCTGTGTTCTTGTCGAACTTTATCTCTTCGCGCATTTCATTACGGAAGTAGGTCAGAGCGGTTTGCATTTTAGAAGTCTTAAATATCTGATAGACGCGGTCCATATCCTTGTACCCCGCAGCACGGCCCGCGGCCGCTTTGCTCATTCCTCTTAAATGGAACAATACTAATCGCTCTTCTTGAACGGAGAGTTCGTTTAATTGTAATCCGGCATAAGGAAGGTGAGATTGTAACTCGTTTCTATCGGCTTCACTCATGTCAGTTGGTCTTTCTTCATCTAGTAATCGCATGCTCGGGGATTATATTAAAAATTTTCCTTGTGTGTAACTATATTTTTACACCACCAATACAGCTCATCTTCTGACATTGTATGCTTAATTAAGTTAACACGCCAACATACGAGTTGAATGTTAGTAACTATGTACTCTATGTTTGGATCTATTCTGTCAATCGATACGTTCGTGTTCCGTTTATCGCCCCCCTTGTGCCACGTCATGAAGGCCCCGGACAACGCACAACGGCCGTCTTGTTTGTCCCACAATTCATTAAGTTGTTCTGGTGTTATCTCAAATAACATACCTTCTTCTTTTCCCCTCGAGTACTTTAAATGGTTATATAAATTTTTTAAATATTTATACGGACTAGAAGATTTATTTATATTGCTCTGAGCTAAAATACATTGGCGACATGTTGTTCGTGCATTTTCAAAGTGAGCTTTTGGTAAGGTCTTCTTACACCGCTCACACATTCTATCCGCCATAATTTTTTTGTAAAAATTTTTTAGTAAAAAAACTATACCATATCACACTCTCCTCTTCTCCCCACCTAGCCAACAGCGTACTACCATCCCCGATTCGCTCCGGTGGAACCTTGTTCTAACTTTTAGCTCATTGGAACCTTGTCAGAGTTTAGTTAGATTCCTAAGAGCTTAGGACATCAAGAGATGTCCACGCCAAGACTATTTGTATATCAACTACATAGGAGAAACGATATGGTACATATAGTACAACTCAAAGTCCGAAAGCAAAAGCTCTTCGGCAAAGCAAAGAACGGCAGCGTATGGATGCACAACCACCAAGCGTGGACAGCTGAACAGCTGAAGAGAATGCAGGCTTTAGCAACTAGTCGAGCAGATATGAATGAAGCTTACGACTTGCAACACGCCTCAGAAGCACGCAAGAAACGCGAGCGTAAATTGTTCTTCGCAACCGGGGACGATGGTACGCAACGGTACATCGACATCGACCGTAAGCATTGGACTAAGGTCAGAGGTGCATCATGAATCCGTTATACAGTCTTACTATCATCGACTACATATTGCCAGCATTAGCACTGTTGGCCTCATTCGCCCTAGCTTATGGCTTTTGGGTATTCACTATACACGCGAGCTTTGGTATGCAGATTCTTGCAAGAGTTTCTGGATTCATCATTATCGCATGGTTTTCCTTTGTGAACTTGTTCATATGGGGAATGGTTGGGATATAGGATTCGATGACGAATCCATGTCTCGTTTTATTAATGTACAAACAGGGTAATACCCAAGGAGAATATTATGTACATATTGAAAGAAGATGTTGGCACATTTAAAAATGCTAATGGGGAAGAGAAAACTAAATGGAGAAAGCTAGGTCGCATGGTTAAACATGCCAAAGGCAATGGCTTCAGCGTCTATTTAGATGAGCTTCCAAATAAAGTAGATGGTGTAGATTCCAATGGAGTCAAACTATCATCATCTGCTTTCCACAGCTTCAATGCTTTTGAAGTAGTGGAGAAACCTATAGCGGAGCCAGAGGTTGTTGCAACCCCTGAACCCGCTGCAATGCTAACGCCTCAACAGCTAGAACAAGCTGCGGCAATCATAGCTGCTACGCAAAATGCGTAATCTTAAGCCCAAAACAACTGCGGTTGGGGTACTTAAAGAAGGCTTTAGCTTAGGCGGTAGACTTACCAGCCTAGGCATCAAAGCTATCGGCATGGGCATCGGTCTTGCACACAATGCTATCGACAATATAGCAGATGCAAGCTCAACGACTGTGGAGTTAACCAAAGAAGGTTATCAACAGAGTAGATCGCAAGAAGAAAAACCAGTACAGCGTGAGTTGCCACTGGATGATCATCCTGCATAACAACCCGGGGGGCTTCGGCTCCCCACCATTTGGAGAAACATATGTTATATACATTAGCATGTATAGCACTATCACTTCTGATTATCTCTTGGACAATCGGTACAGCGGTAATGCTTACAGGGATTTACTTCCTTGTTAAATCTTAACAAACCAAGAGCAGGCTGGACGACCAGCCTGCGGTTTTGGGGGGCCATAGAGGTGTGCAGGCTACTATCATGTGCGCTTGCGCACTACTATCATCACGAAGTGATGTGGATGGTACGTGGTTCATGGACGAATGTTCCATGTGTTCCACGCGTTAAACCCCTTATGGAACATTTATGTGGAACACAAATTTCCTTACAGCAGTGCGGGCTAGCACCCCGACACCGGAATAATGTTCCAGTGTTCCAACAAAAACAGAACTTGCGTAAGACTGACCGTCGACCGTTGTTCGTTGTTATTGATATTTTGTTAACCAAAAAGTACTGGAACATCTGGAACATTTCCCATTTGCCCAATAACCACGCACCTTTCCCGTGTTCCACGAAGCCATTTTTACGTGGAACATTGTGGAACACGTGGAACATTTCAGCAATTCAGTGGACTAAAGCTCTAATTAGGGCGCGATGACGCGCCCAGGTCTTGTTTGTTTTTATAACCTCACACTACCTACAAATCAAAACTACTAGGTATTGTGTATTTTACTAATCCATTAAATATAGGAGTTTATATGGAAGAACATAAAATCGACGAAGATATTCGTCAACAAGCCAATAACTATAGCTTTATACCTGAGACTATCTCTAGTTTAAAACTACTGGTTATTAAAAGAAATCCTAATAGTGAATTATCACTGTTAGATATACCTACTCTAAACGCTATAGGAGGCACATCATGAGTAAAAGAATTAATGAAACTTTCGTCGACCCTGACGATATTCAAGAGGCATCGCCAATGGAGTACAAGCAAGAGTCGTCGCTAGACGATTCGTCGCCTGATACCAACGGTGACCCAGAGGGCTCTGAAGAAAGAGCTAAACAAGATCCTGTTAAAATGCCTTTATGGTTTTTTGACAAGTTCGATCTTGATGGCAACGGTAAGCCTGTCCCAAGCATTGCACATGTAAATGCTATTATGGACATGTTACCTAAAAAGATTGACTCTTTGCCTTTCTTTGGCAGTAACGCTAAAGCTAGCGAAAAGCTTGCTAAACAGTATGACGCTGATGTTACAGCATTAGTTGACGCGTATCGACCATTGCTTGCCTATGAAGCTGGTGACACTGGCTTTAACTTTATGATGTTTGCAAATGCTACTTGGGGTAAGTATCTTACTGCTCTTGTAGAATTTGGTAACGATGTAAGCCGATTCAGCGACAAGGAAATGCCTGACTGGTTGATTACACGCGAAGACAATGCATTTGGCATGGGCCGTAAAGCTAGACTAGTCAGAGATGTTCTTGCGATTATGTCTGATGAGTTCAAGCTTAAAAATGCAATGATAACACCTAAAAATGTTAGAGCTGCAGTGCAACGTCATCTGCAAGGCTTAGCTCAGTGGACTTTTGACAAGCATGCTGATTCTAGCGGTAGAGTATCTACTAAGCTAAATGAAGCAAATGCGGATTATGTCCAAAGTACATTGGCTAGTATGTAACATAATGGGGTGAGAGGTTAGTAAGATTACTCTCACCGCCCGTCGTCCGTGATGCGTTAATCACGGAAGGTGTCACCTTAACGACCATGCAGGGATGAAAAGCCCTGCACTTTTTAATCAAAACATAGGAGATGTGCCATGAACCAAGTCAAATTTGTATACCTAATTGACCCTTTTAAACAACAAGTTACTGTTGAAACACTACCTGGGGGCGTGCTTGAACTAGACAAAATATATGAGTTGTGCGATTGCGCAGCTTTTGATGTTTATGCTATTTCAGCCGACACTGATTTGTATATAGATGATGAGGGGTTATATGTTGAAAACCAAAAGTTCTTTATTATTGATGATAAAGTATTTGCTGGTCGAGCGTTGATCGTTGGTTCGCCCAATGAAGACGGACATTCAACCACTCCCAGCTATCCAGATGACTTTTTGCCAGTGACTTACACTGACACACACCCAGGGGTGGGGGTATCTGAATTTACAGTAACATCATGGGAAACAGGCGAATCACCTGTTGATGTACAATTATATGTAGATGAACCAATTAAAACAGAACTAAAAGCTGTTTCGTCTATACATAACAATATAGATGAGCCAATAAGGAGATCCGATGACACAACATACGAAGAAGCTTGAACAACGAAAAAAAGAAATTCAACAAGAAAAAGATAACAACACAGTTGTCCAATGGGAGTACCAAAAAGGTGCTGACTTACATTTTAGAAAAGTAACCTATGCCAGTGGCAGAGTTGTTACTACTGATTTAGAAG